CAAACATTACTCGCTTCGTCGGAAACAGTTCGATACATCGGGGGATTTCTGTACGAAGACTCAACGTCATGGGATTCGATTGATTGACATAATAGTTCAACTTCTCTTCTATCGTCATCGCCGCTAGGAGAGTGTTGTCAGCCAAGGTGTATGTGTGTGTTGCTAATGTTTTGTTTTCGAGTTTTTCGAAACTCTCAACGACATCTCTTAGATCCCGTACTGTCACAAGAATTTTACTTTCGGGGAATAAGTGAAACAGATTGCTCCAGTAACGACTCTTCGAAAAAGCAACAGGTTTATCAGTCAGACCTTCATACCAACCGTATGTCGCTCCACGAGCAAACCCATACATCGCTTTGTCCGCCTTGGTCTGTTCCATTGCCATAAACTCTTCTTTCACTTTTGTTTTTGTAAGAAGGTCGTTAAGCAATCGAGGTACAACGCAGGTGCTTGATGTGAATATGCGCGGGTTCTGCTGAAGAATGTTTAGTAAAATTGTGCTACCAGATCGCGGCAATCCCGTACAAAGATGTATCTTCATGAATTATCGCCATGAATACGATCATGCTCAAACAACATCAAGAATCCGTAATGGATAATCTTCGTTATGTCCTTTCTGAAATCCGCAGGGCAGTCTCCCTTCTTACCATAACGTCCGTTATACTTATCAACGTTACCAGAAAAGAAACCCATACCATGACCACGGTCTATGATCACTTCAGACGATTGTAGTCCGCCTTGACCATAGTGTGCGTCATAGGTTGAGTCAATGTATTTTTTGAATTCGTCGATTAGTTCATCTTCACGAAATTTATAGTTCTTCATCAATTAACTTTCCTCTTCTCTCCATTAGTATCTGTAACGATAACCTCATCATCATCAGTTATTTCAATTGTCTTTGCTTTAAAGGCTTCGAGTATTGGGACCCAGACATCGATCATACCACTTCGATAACCAAAGTGTCTGCCTATCATATAAGAACCAAACATAAGACCTACGGCTATTGCTGTGTGTAGATATGGATTCATTCGAATCTCCTAAAAGACTTTAATATTTTTTAATTTCTCGCCTGAAGCAGATTTATCAAAAACTGGGATATCATCATCAACTAATGTCTGTTCAGATTCATCCAGATCATATAATTTCATCTTCGATCTATCAACACCAATAACAAATCGTTTATCCTTGTTTGGGTCGTTATAACGATTCTTCAACTGTTTCACCATAATCTGACCAAGATTGGTTAGTTCATCATTAGAAATTAGAGCAAACATTAGATCAGCCGTGGCAGGAAGACCAAAAGACTCCGAAGTGTCTTCTAACCCAGGATCTGAATTACCGAATCCCGAACGCGTCGTTTGTGTCGCGGACACAATGGGCACATTAAATTCGACAGCAAGACCACGCAATTCTTCGGCAATGGCTTTAATATAAGTGTACGAATTGATCGCGCCGCCCATAGATTTCATTCTCGAAGACGCACATATATTTAGATAATCTATAAAGATAATCTCAGGAACAAACTTCTTTTTCAGTCTCAGTTCGGTTAACAATGCCCTGAAATGACTACTGTGTGCTTGACCTGTCGGATACTCTTTGATGATCAGTTTACCATTTGTGCTATCCGCAATTTTACGCACACGGCTTGTGAACATTGTTTGAGACATGTTCTCTAACTGATCTATCGGCACATTCAGTAGGTTCGCGTCAATACGTTCAGCGATACGTTCTTCTGCCATCTCCATCGTAATGTATAAAACATTACGACCCTGCGCTAGGGCAGACGCCGCAACATGACACATGAACAACGATTTACCGACGCCGGTACCAGCAAGAGCAATGTTTAAGGTCTTGTTAGGAAGACCACCTTTCGTAATCGAATTGAAGTATTCAAGATCAAAGGGTATTCTTTCTTCTTGCGCATGATAAAAGGCATATCGTTCATCAACATTCACTAGGTAGTCGTGACCAACATTTGTGTCGAATGTTACTGATAGGGCGTCTTGTAGAATGTCAGGCAATGAGTTCTTCGATAATGTCTGATGTTTACCATCGATGATAGAGATCGACTCCATAATCGCGAGATAAACCGCACGATCTTGACACCACTTTTCTGTTGTATCTAAGAGCCATTGTTTATTCTCTTCTTTCTTCTCAAAGATGTTTGGAAGAATGTCGATGGCGTGTGTGTAAGTTTGTTCGTTAAATCTTTCTGACTGATCGATTTCTATTTTGAAAGCATCCAGTGAAGGAAGTTTATTATACTTCCCCACAAATTTAGTGACCTCGCTAAAGAGAATCTGATAGACACCTTCGAAGTATTCTTTCTTAACAAAGGGAATGACCTTACGCATGTAAGATTCATTCGTCAATATATTTCTAAGGATAGTCTGTTCTAAATCAATCTTCACGGTTTTCCTCTGGATTGCCCATTACTAGGGATTGTGATGCGTGAGCATCTTCTAGAATGCTTTGTAGAATCTCTGCCGCTCTATCTTGTAGACCAACATCATCTTCTGACAAACCTTCCACTGGTGTTGATATTAACATAAAATTGAATGTTAAGCAATCATTTTCTCCATCGAATGCGATATTGCCGAATCTAATTACGGATTCGGTAAAGTCTCCATTCAGGAGTCGAACATCCCATGCTTGTTCGACCCCCGTCTCCGTTGAAGGGGACAACTCATAGTCGACCCCTTCGCTTACCATTTTAATACTCATTAATCTTCTGCCATTTCTAAATCAAGTTCAATCGAGTTTCCTCCAGAACTGATACAGTACTGTTTCTCAATGAACTCTTGAAACTTAGGATTTGCTAGAATGTCTCGCCAGAAGTCTTCTGTAAGAGTATCCTTTTCACGTACTTTAGTACCGATCACCTCACCAGTCTCAATGTTAACCAACTGATACCACCCGTTAGAAGGTTTGACAACGAAACCACAAGCAAGGGCAACATCTAACAAACCACTAAAGCGTTCGATACCACCATCCCAAGATACACTAATCGGGATCTTCGACTTCTCTTTCACAAATCGAGACTTCTCAACATTCACAATGAAATCATAACCAGTCACCTCGGTGCCTGTCTTGTTCTGTCGACGACCTAGAATCCAGATGTTATCAGCACTGTAATAGATGCCAGTACCGCCACCAACGATGTCTTTAGGAAAAAGACCAATCTCTTTGTAAGTATGATTGATCGCAAGAAGAGGAATGTTCTTCATCTTCAGGTAAGGTGTTGCCATACGAAACAAACCTTTGAGGGCTTTTGCTCGTGACATATCAGCAACAGACTTTTCATTGATAGCATCTTCGAGTTCTTTCTTCGAAGCGAGGTTACCGATCGAGTCGATCACTATGATCACTTTATCTTCTTTTTCAAGATTTTCAAGTTGACCGATCAAATCAAACTTGAGTTGTTCAACATCCGTTATGGGAGTGTGAAGCACTCGTGTCATATCGATGCCGAATGTTTCGAAATATGATTCGGGTGAACCAAACTCAGAATCATAGAACAACATGATTGCTTCTGGATCTGCTTTCAGATACCCGGCTGCCATCTTCAACGCAAACGATGTTTTGAAGTGTTTAGATGGACCAGCAAGGACTGTCAGCCCAGAGACTAAGCCACCGCTCAAACTACCAGATAGTGCGACATTTAACATCGGCACATCCAAGGGTGTTACCTCACGGTCTTTAAAGAATTCAGATTCAGACAAGACACTCGTGAACTTGACCTTTGAATTTTTTTTAAGTTTATTCATTACAGACATATGGTATTAATCCTTTATGTTTTTAAAATTGACACATTCATCTAGCAGAGGCAGTTTATCTGACATACCTACAAGCATACGAACATCTCTGTTCAGAAACTCGCCGCCAAATGCTCGTGCTTGCTTATAACTAATATCGCCTTCAATATGAGAACGAATAAAAGTCGGAATCATTGTAGATCGATCGACGATATCTGGGCATTTCTCCATCATTCTACGAACAATTGTTGGATTTGCGTTCTTTACATCTATTATCGTGTCGTACAATTGATTAAAGTAAGTTTGCTTGATCGCTTTAAATCCCGCAAGACCTAACTTTGCATATGCGACTTCGAACACTGTACCAGTCACCATGCTTTGAGATGATAGATGGCTTGTGTGTCGAACCAGATTTAGATATGCGGGAATAGACTTCTCACTACCTCCAACAGCAGTAATTTCTGCCGTTAAGATCTCACCAATATTAGAAGAATCACTCAACTCTG